TCGTTCACTAAGCGCTGAGGAGAAAGCTATCGCAGCTTGCGTTAGCTCACCTAAGTTAAGCAGCCTAACTGAGCAGGAGTTCAGAGAGCTGATTGCTCAAGCAGCTGTAGTAAATAGCATTAAAGCTCTGCCTTCAGACATTGAAGTTAACTTGCTTCGCCAGGTAGCAGATACAACTTACAAAGGTCTATCTATAAAAGATTGGCAGAACGCATTTCTTTATAACGCTATAGGTAAAGACTTTGAAAGAGTCGAAGCTTTCAACCTATTTAGCGTAGCCTTCATGAGTGATGTGTTTAAGCGCTACCAAGAGTATAAGAGCAAAGTATGGCGAGAGTTAAATAAGGCTATTATACTACCTGAATCTGAGCCTAAGCACGTTGAAGCTACTGATCCTGTTACATCGCTGCACGCTGACGTTCAAAGATGGCAGGAAGGCAAAGAGAGCTGGGTAGAGATAGCAGCACCTTACAACTGTCAAAGGTTATTCAGGAAGGGAATCTATAAGAAGTCTATGTGGGAAGCAGAGGTGTGGCAGCGCTTTGATGATTTAGCTAAGGCTAAGACTGAGGCTAAGTTTAAAGCTTCTAACAGAGTAGTATTAGGCCCATCTGCCCAAGAAGAATTCGACAATTTCCAAAAGATAGAGCTGAGCAGATTAATTTACATAGACATTATTAAACAACTAATTAAACAAGGAGGACAAAATGATTAAGAATTTCTCTAAACACACACAGCCATTAACTGACTTAGAGCAGATGGCAGCTCCATTGGTATTGGAGTTATTGAATGACACACCAAAAACAGCAGCAGTATTAGCTAAGGCTGTTAATGATTACTATGAAAAACAGCTTGAGCCTACACGCTTAACTGAAGTAACAGTAAGAAAAGTTATAAGCAAGCTAAGACATACCGGAGCTTATGGTATTTGCAGTAGCTCTGATGGCTTTTGGAAGAGTAATATAATTGGTGAGATTCAGTCTCAGATTGAAAGCTTAACGCAAAGAGCTCAAGCTATTGAAGCTACGCGAGATGGGATGCAAAAGTATTACGATAGCTTGGTTAATCTTACGCTAATGAAACATGCTGCTAACCAAATTAAGTTAGACTTATGATTCCATTCCACAAATCAATTAAGTGCTACCGTTTATTTTATGGTTATAAGCAGGAATACATAGCATTCAAGTTAGGCATAGAGCAGTCTAATTACTGCCTGAGAGAAAATGGAATTAGCAACTGGAAAGACCATGAGATTGAAATACTTAAAGAGCTGTTTAAAATAGAGATTAGGGAGGAGAAGCTGTGAAAGTATTTGAGTTTAATGAGCAGGATGTATGCGAGAATCCAATCCTTAAAACGCTCAAGTGCCTTAAAGGATATGAGGCTCAGATTAGTGTAGCTATTGTTAAGAATGGTAAGTGGAGTTATGCTATTAGATTCCATGGAAAAGACCAGGGATGGGGACAACCTTTAATCTATCATGCTGAGCACAATGTATTTGAAACGCAAGAGGAAGCGTATAGAGCAGGTGCTTTACTTCTTTACAATCAAATAAAAGCGAATAATGATTTTCAGAGATATGAAAGAATTTTAGATATTCTTTTATCTGATATCAGCGCTAAAGCTGAGAATCAATTAACACTATTCTAATATGAAAAAAGTTAAATTTATTCACCCCATTACAGGAGAATTTCATGAGGTTATGTGTGATAAAGTAGAAGGCTATGAACAACGCTCAGAATTCTATCATCACTGTACAGTAAGAAGAAAAACTGTAGCTTTAATTCCTATGTCATGGGCTATGATAAGAATAGAATAAGCATTTTTTCCACTATCTAATATAAGAGCTCAGCTATACGCTGGGCTTTTTTATTAAACATTATCACATGAATCTATTTAAAAAGAAGAAGGAGCAGATAGATTTAAATGCCAAGCTGCTACCTGAGCTATGCAGCTGCACAATTATACAATGGAATTATACTGATGACATCGGCTTAGAGGCTACGTATGCAGAGGACATTCCTTTTATGTTCGATGCTCGCAAGTGCGTAGGCATTCAAGCAGAGGTAGAGTTTAGGAAAGATGGCACATATTACGTAGGTGAGCGCACCTTAGCAATCATGCAGGGGGTGGATAATGCTATAGTAATTGATGTACCATACAACGAATTCAAGAAACATTTTCAAGAGCTTAAATCTAATATAATGACTAATGATTACATCGTACAGAGAGGGTAGAAATGTTATAGTTACAACCTGCAAGAGTGGGGATAAATTTTTAATGATGAGTGATTTGCATTGGGATAATCCCCATTGCGACAGAAAGCTACTCAAAGCTCACTTAGATAAATGCTTAGAAGAAAACATCTATTTCGCTATTAATGGAGATTTATTCTGTGCAATGCAGGGCAAGTATGATCCGCGAAGAGGTAAGCAAGACATCCGCCCGGAACATAACGTAGCTAATTACTTAGATGCCTTAGTTAATACTGCTATAGATTGGTTTAAGCCATACGCACATTTAATGGTATTCGTAGGCTATGGTAATCATGAGACGGCCATTATTAAAAACTGTGAAACTGATTTAATAGAGCGCTTTGTTAGTGGTTTAAATAGAGAAGCAGGCACCAATGTGTTAGTAGGTGGGTATGGTGGATGGTGGATTCACAGAGTAATGAAAAGTAAAAATTCTGCATCAGTATTTAAAACAAAATACTACCATGGATCAGGTGGTGGTGGAGTAGTTACGAAGGGAGTAATTCAGAATAATAGAATGGGTGTTATGATAGATGGCGCTGACTGCATTTGGAGTGGCCACGTGCATGAACTTTACCATCATGCAGATATGGTGGAGGAGTTATCTTATGCTGCTCATGGTGGATATAGAATCAATATGAGATACGTGCATCACATCAGAACTGCAAGCTACAAAGAAGAGTATGATGAAGGTTACATGGGCTTTCACGTAGAGCGCATGAGGCCGCCTAAGCCATTAGGCGCTTACATGATGCAGTTAGATTTAAATAGAATTAGTAAACCTGTCGACACTACATTTGTAATTCCTACATTTGTACAATGGCGCGACAAATAGACTACAACTTTAAGCCTCTCACAAGGCAAAGCGAAGCTTTAAAATTCTTATCGGTAGATTCAGACGTTGAAACAATCCTCTACGGAGGAGCAGCAGGCGGTGGGAAAACTATGCTTGGCTGCATGTGGCAGATACTTCGAAGATTAAAATACCCAGGTACACGCTCACTCATAGGCCGAGCTAAGTTAGACACGCTTAAAAAGACTACCATGGCTACCTTTTTTCAAGTGGCTCATGAGATAGGTTTAAAGGCAGGTGAAGATTTTATCTATAATCAGCAATCTCACATCATTAAATTTAGCAATGGCTCAGAGATAATCTTAGCCGATTTGTTTCTGTATCCATCAGATCCCATGATGACGGATTTAGGCGGGCTCGAAGTTACAGATGTATTTATAGACGAGGCAACTGAGATAACTGAGAAAGCTTATTCTATAGTTAGCTCACGTATCCGGTACAAGCTTAACGAGTTTAATCTTAAGCCTAAGATTCTGCTCACATGTAACCCATCGAAGGGATGGATATACAATCAATTCTACTTACCCTATAAGAATCAGAATCTGCCTGCTCACAGAGCATTTGTGCAGGCGCTACCTGGAGACAATATACACTTACCCGATAGCTACGTTACAAGCCTTACTCGCTTACCCGAAGCAGATAGGAAGAGACTACTTGAGGGAGATTGGGAATTTGATAATAGCTCAGATAGATTATACATGTATGATGAATTAATCAGATGCTTCAGAGAGCCAATGAATGTAGGAGAGGGATATATCACAGCAGATATAGCGCGATTAGGTAAAGATAGAACTGTGCTTTGCGTATGGCGAGGCCTTAGCTGTATAGATATAGTTATACTTAGGCAGAAACGCCAAGATGAAGTTAAAGCAGAAATACAGCGTTTAATGAATCAATACCAAGTGAGGTTAAGCAACGTACTTGCAGATGCTGATGGGGTAGGCGGTGGCCTTGTTGACAGCTTACGATGTAGGGAGTTTATGAATGGTAGTAAAGCTGTTAGGGGTACGCAGTACATGAACTTAAAAGCAGACTGTTACTTTAGATTAGGAGAGCTGATAGATAAGAATGAGATAACGCTACCTATTAAATACCAAGAAGATATAGTTAAAGAGCTTGAGTTAGTTAGGCGAGTAGATCCCGACAAAGAAGGTAAGCTTCGTGTTACATCTAAAGATACCATTAGCCAGCGCACCGGTGGAATTAGTCCCGATATAGCAGATGCTATAATGATGCGAGCTTACTTTGAGCTGAACAGAAATTATACTAAGTACGCATTTATCTAAAAC